CTTCGCCCCATGATTTAAGAATTTTCTCCTGTTGAGAGTGCCATATCTTAGGCAGTTTCTTTTCTTCGTTCATACTAATAGATATGAACATTATATTTTTTATCCACTTGGTTTTTTTCGCCGTTATGCTCGTGATACCATTCACTAATAATAAACAAAACCTTGAATTTTACTCAATTCTTGTACCTTTTATATTTTTTCATTGGTCAGTTAATGACGATACGTGTGCTTTGACACAGCTTGAAATGGCGATAACTGGTGAAGATAAGGATAAAACATTTTTTGGAAAAGTTATGGGTCCGATATATGTAATGGATGATACAGCAGCGAACAATTTTTTGAAGAGTGGTTTGTTTTTTCTTTGGTTGGTTGTTCAATTTAGATTACAAAGAATAGATCTCACACCACTTAAAACCCTGATTGGTAAGAAATAATATTTGTATATACAAATGAAGATTAAGACTAAACAAAAATTGTTAAGTTTTGCATTACTTATACTTGCAGTTGTTATAATTTATCAAGTACGTAATCCAATCGTTTTGAGAAAAAAAGTACCAGTTCGTGTACCAGTTGAAGTTCCAGTAGAGATACCAATGGAAAAGGAATATAGAAGTCCGCCAATTAAGGAATATAAACCCGGTCATGTTCAACAAATGGGTGTTCTCGTCGGTGACAACGAAGAAACTTTACCGATATACGGAAAAGAAGTAAGAGGTCGACGCGATAGGTACAATTATTACACAACTACTCCAGGTAATCAGTTATATTCACTCCCAATAACGATAGATGATAGAGATTGTATGGATGATATTGGATGTCAAGAATTATACGGTAACGAGTCCGTATCTGTTCTCGGTCAAACTGGTAATTTTCAGGCTAAATTATACAGAACTGATAATTTTTTCTAAGTGCATTATAAATGACTGAAACGTACGATAATACTACATTAATACAAAGAATTTTCAGTTGCGTGTGTTGTTTCATAGTATCAATGAAACTTTTTAGTTCCCCTTTCAAACCACCACCTATTTTGATGGGAATATTACTCTCGTGTGTTTCGTGGTGCTTTTGTTCTTATTTAATAACCATGGATACGAAAAAACGATTTGCTAAGAAAGATGAACCAGAAGAAGAATGATTTTGATGACTGAGTATAATTCAATCTTAAAAATCACGTATTTATTTAAAAACTAAACCGTATTTTTTTGTTATTAATTTTTTAGCATTTTCTAAATTTGGGTGACTCCACAGGAGCCAACGAGACCAAAACCCCGCGGTATAAAAACCTGTTTTACCCCAGTTTTCTTTATCGCTTTTAGTAACATCGAGCATATTTAAGTGAACGAGATTAGGATCGGTCTGTTTCTGTACCATATAAGGAACGTAACCACCATGTCGAGTTACATATGAACGCATACGAAACGGATTTTTGTGTTTCGTATAGTCCGAGTACCCTTTTGCACCAAAGTCAACGACCCTTCCATTTTTAAAAGTAACTCTATACTTTTTATCAAAACGCGGACTTTTTTGTAAACGAACGTGCATTTATTATTACTTGATATATTTTTCACCGCGAAGTTTTCTTTTTATTAATACAATTCCTAATGTAAGTGATATTAACCACGCCTGGAACTCTGATATACCATAAGGTTCCTCGATCATAAACATACTTTATTATATACAATTATAGTTTATTTTGTAATCTAACGAGGGTGTAATGGTGATATAAATGAATGGACGCTAATGCGAGTGATATGTAAACACCTGGACTTCTTCTGATTTTTTTGTTTAGGAGTATGAGCAATACAAGAAATATAACAGTTAGGGTTGGTAATGCAAATAAAGCTTTTTGGGTATCGGTTAATTTGGGATCGTTATTCATTGTTATAATATATCAAGAATATATTTCCATATACAGAATAATTCTATCCTCGTCTGACTGATTTTCTGCCCAATGTTTTTTACGAGCATTCATAATAATATGTTTCCCATTTTCTTCTGTTATGTCACCCATTTCTGAATGGTGTAATATACACTTTTCGGGACACTTTATTCCTAAATGGTACGTGAATATATACTTTTCGCCTACCTCGTCTATGTGTTCTTTTAGAGTAACACCACCTTTCATGAGCGAAAATCCTGCAACGTGTATTCCCTTTATTTGTGAAAGTATAGCAAATGACTTGGGACATATTGCACAATTACCTGGTACAGGGTTACCGTCCCAAATAAGAGGCCAACTAATCCATTTATCAAAAACGTGATCCTGTCCTCCTTTGAGCCAACCGTGATTACCTTTTCTATATAAAGAAACAACTTCTTGTAAATGTTTTGATCCTACCCATTCACCTTCCAATCTAGGTTCATCACGTATGAATGTATTAGGTATTTTTTCGAATTCTTCCTGTAACACATGCACGTGATTTTTTAATTCTTTCAAGTGCATTTGTTATTATATACTAAATTTTAAAGGTGTTTTCTACACACGGCTTTATACATTTCCTTACCCCCTATTAAATTTTTACCTTCGTAATTCACTATACGTTTTGTAAATGGTCCATGGGTTCCATCCATACATTCCATACACATAGCTGTTATTTTGAAAACTTTATCGGCGAGTGGGATACAATCTATAATTTCACCGAATTTTTCCTGTTTATAATCACCGTCTAAACCTGCTAAGAGTATAGTTTTATTGTCCATGAGTACCTTTTCAACGAATGGTTTTAGACCCGAAAAGAACTGTGCTTCGTCTACCGCGACAATGTCAACTTCGCTGTAATCTACGTCTTCTAGATTACTAACTTTTAAACATTCGAATTTTGAATTATCGTGTGTTTTTAAAACTTCATCACTTGATCTCGTATCGAGACTTGAATTTAATACGAGAATACGTTTTCCTATAACTTTGTACCTTTTTAAACGTCGTATAAGTTCGGTTGTTTTCCCCGAAAACATATTTCCCATAATAATTTTCAAACTCATTATTAATTAGTATTGAACTTATATTTTTAAATATAATATTAATATAATATAGAATGTATTTTAATACATATGTTATAAATTTGGATTCGCAAAAGAAACGGTACGAGGTTCAGGAAAATAAACTTAACGAGGTTGGTATATATCCTACGCGTATAAGTGGGTATATGTATGATGACATTAGTGAAATCGAAATAAAAAAACATTTTGATTTTCTTTTTGGAATCGATAGTTTTGCTTCTAGATCTGCTATTGGGTGTACGTATAGTCATATACAAGCACTTAAACATTTTTTAGATAATGATCCTTATAACGTTGCTTTAATAATGGAAGACGATGCTTTTCCTTTATTTACTAACGTTGCTCACTTGGAAAAGAAACTTGATAATATAGATTGGGATTATCTAAGTTTACACTGTGATGGTATATGTCCTGAAACAAAAGATAAAAATACTAAGTATTCGGGGTCGACAGCGGCATATTTTATTACACGTGAAGGTGCACAAAAAATAATAAACCATAAGCATTCAACGCACATTGATATGGAGACAAATGGTATTAAAAATTTAAATAAAAAGGTTGATTATAAAAATTCGTTTTGGACGGATGAAGATAATATAATGGGAGGTGAAATAAGTACGAATAGGTACAAAAGGTATTGTCCTCAAATAGTAGAAGACTTAACAAAGTATTTGTATAATAGGGGTGAAAAAACGATATGTCATACTAAAGATTATGGTATTATTCGTATTCCTATTATCGGGTATAATGTAACGAATGGAGATGTATTTTTTATTCAAACGGTTATACTTTTGATAATTTTATGGATAGTTGTGAGACAATTAAATAAATTAAAGAAAGTTTGAGTATATAAATAAATAAAAAATGTCTGAAACAACCCTCCAAATTAAACGTTTAACTCTCGATGCTATTTTACCGACGCGTGCATCCCCTGGTTCAGTTGGTTATGATTTGTATAGTTTACACGATATGGTCATCCAGCCAAGTTCTCGAGAAATTATTAGTACGGGTGTGTGTGCAACTGTACCGTCCGGGTGTTATGGACGAATTGCACCACGATCTGGTTTATCTGTAAAATATGGAATTCACGTTGGTGCAGGTGTCATTGACCCTGATTATACTGGTGAATTGAAAGTTAACTTATTTAATCTCGGGACTATTCCTTACGAAATTAAACAAGGTGAAAGAATTGCTCAATTAATTTTAGAAAAGTGTATGACACCTTTTGTACAAGAAGTGAGTGAATTAAAACCAACCATGCGTGCTAATCGCGGTTTTGGTTCGACGGGTACTTTATAAAATTTTATTTTCGTTTTAATTACCGAATGCGACACCACCCATACCATTCTTAACCCTGAGAATGTTATAGTTGACCGCATACGCTCTAACCATGGCAACATTAGTAGCTGTAATTGAACCACTAATTGTTATTTTAGCATTATCAATGCGCGAAAAGTTTAAGCTCCCTGTTGGTTGAGACTTATTCATGGTGAGACACATTGGCCATGTGTATATTTGTTCGGAGTCGATTGTACTATTGAGTATAGAGCAGTGTCTCGATGGAACGACATTTCTATGGTACTCGCCTGACATATTTTCGAAAAGTGGTGTTCCGTTAATAAACATGGACGCGGTTGGGAAACTATACGCGGTATTGTTTCTGAGACCAGCTGCTATGTGAACGGCCTTTACTGGGTGATTAAAGTACGTAAGATCGACGGACTTATCCGTTTCGGTCATTGGTTGATATTGAGTTTGTGTGATGAGAAGCTCGTGTTCCTGTTGCGAAAAGAATTCTCGTTCCTCTGTATCGAGGAATATGTAGGAACCGTACACCTTTGGCGACGATCCCACATCAAACGTACCATTTCTGCACTTGATTCGAATTTCAACTTCGTGATATTGAAGGCCGACAAGTGGGAGAGATTTAGTCCAGTCTTCGCTAAAAAAGAATGGGATCATGTAACTTCCTGCAGAGGCATTATCACCTGTATCCTGAGTAGTTACGGCACACGTCGCTTTCGCTTGTGATTCGTTATAAAGAGAGTTATGGATAGTGTTAATGTAAAGAGAATCCAATCTACACACTTCTTGACCACCGATCCACAAAGAAAATTCGGTTGGTGAAGTATCATCGGATGTTGCGTTAGCCGATTTGAAGAGAGAATCGTTGCTATTGTTATTGTTGATATCCGCATTTTCAATCCATATGTAACTCAAAAGATCACCCTTGGAACGGATTGGGATAGAAACTTCATTACTCGATTTGAACGTACCGATGTAGTCGAGACGTTCTGGTTTAATAGAAAAGTTAGTGTGACGTTTGTAGTTTTGTCTGAAAAAAGAAACTTGGGGGTCGCCTGTGATATAGACATCTTGGGCACCGACCGATACGAGGTCAATCAAAGCAGCTGACATATTTATTAATATAGTATATTAAAAAAATTGAGCTATAACGTATTAAGAAATATGGTTGTTTTTCAAGCTCTTACCTGGGAAGCAAACGATGACCAAGATGATAATAAGCACTTGGTAAGTATATTTGGTAAGACATGTGATGGTAAATCCGTTTGTCTTACTACTGAATTTAAACCGTACTTTTACGTTAAACTTCCGCGCCAAGATTCAAAATCATGGGCGACTATATGGCACGATAAAATATGTAAACTGTGCCCTGATTTTAATATCGAATTTGATATAGTTAATTCTAAGGATGTGTGGGGATTTCAAAATAACGAGGAGTTCAGTTTTATGAAACTTATATTTGAAACTTTATCTGAACGTCGTAGTACTTCGTATAAACTCAAAAGAAATTTACCCGGTGAAATACTACGACTAAAAGTATTCGAATCTAATTTGGATCCTGTCCTGAGATTAATGCATTTGAGTGGTATTCAGTCCACTGGGTGGTTGGATTCTGGTGATAATTGTGAAGACAATAACATCGCAAACGTTGATATTGATAAATTTTGTTCGGATTGGAAACAGTTAAAACCGGTAGATAATCCCGAAACTGCACCCTTTGTTGTATGTTCTCTTGATATTGAATGCAATAGCTCGACTGGTAAATTCCCTGATGCAAATATAAACGGTGATTGTTGTTTTCAGATTGCAGTATCCCTGTGTATATTCGGTAAAGATGTACCGTATGATAAAACCTGTTTTTGTTATAAAAAGACGGACCCTGATTTAGAAGGGTGTAATATACTGAGTTATTCAAGTGAGCGTGAAATGTTAGAAGCGTTTAGTGTTTATATGAAAAAAATGGACATCGATATAATAACCGGGTGGAATATATTTGGTTTTGATTTGGATTATATCATCACTCGTGCTAAGAAGTTAAGGTGTAGTTCTAACTTTTTTAATATGAGTAAATTTCGGGAATATACGTGTAATATAAAACCGAAGAAACTTTCTTCGAGTGCACTCGGTGATAATGAACTCAAATTGTTACCTTTACCTGGTAGGTTCGTTTTTGATTTATTCCATGAAGTTAAAAAGGGGTATAAACTTGATTCGTATAAACTTGATAACGTGTCTAAATTATATTTAGGTGATAATAAAATAGACATGCCCGCGAAAGAGATGTTTGCACGTTTTATTGAAGAAGACCCTGTAAAATTACGCGAGGTCGCAGAATATTGTATAAAAGATACATTATTACCACATAGACTTTTATCGAAGTTATGTATACTTATAAATTTACTTGAGATGGCAAAGGCGACGTGGGTACCTCTGTCGTACCTGGTAGAGCGAGGCCAGCAAATTAAAGTGTTTAGCCAACTTACTAAAAAAGCGCGGGAAATGGGTTACCTCGTTCCAACAATTGCGTGGGGTGAAGGTATGGTGGAAGGGTACGAAGGTGCGACCGTTCTTGAAGCACAAAAGGGTGCATATTATACACCTATAACTGCACTTGATTTTGAAGCACTGTATCCTTCTATTATGATGGCCCACAATTTGTGTTATTCGACACTTATAATGGATCCTAAGTATGAGAATAAGGAAAATTACCCCGATTTAGAAATTGAAACGTTTGGTAAGTTTAAGTTTGTACAAAATGTACCCAGTTTATTACCAAGTATTTTACTAGAGTTGAAACAGTTCAGAAAACAAGCTAAGAAAGATATGGCAAATTCGACGGGGTCTCTTCAACAAATGTATAATGGTAAGCAATTGGCTTATAAAGTATCGATGAACTCCGTTTATGGGTTTACTGGTGCGTCTAAAGGTATGTTACCCTGTGTACCAATTGCGTCTTCCGTGACAAGAAAGGGTCGAATGATGATTGATGATACGAAAAAATACGTCGAGGAGAATTTCCCGGGTGCAAAGGTAAGATATGGTGATACGGATTCTGTAATGGTTGAATTTGATGTAGGTGGACGTAAAGGTGAAGAAGCTATTAAGTATAGTTGGGAACTTGGGGAACGCGCGGCATCTGAGTGTACACACTTATTCAAGAAACCAAACAACCTCGAACTCGAGAAAGTGTATTGTCCGTATTTTTTGTATTCAAAGAAACGGTACGCGGCAAAACTTTGGACACAGGGAAAAGATGGTAATATGAACATGGACTATATTGACGTTAAAGGTCTTCAATTGGTTAGACGAGATAATACACCCCATATGCGAGAGGTGTGTAAAGAATTACTTGATGTTGTTTTGGAGAGTAGTGATACGGGACCTCCTAAATCACTTGCCATGCAACGTGCAATAGAGTTATTAGAGGGTGAGGTACCTAACGAAAAATTGATACTTTCACAACAATTGAGTGACTCGTATAAATCTGAAAATCTATCACACGTTCAGGTTAGAAACAAAATGAGAGAAAGACAACCGGGTTCAGAACCACAGTCCGGTGACCGTGTTCCGTATATCCTTATAAAAACTCACGATCCACGTGCAAAAGCTTATGAAAAAGCAGAAGATCCAAAATATGTAGAAGAAAATAACTTACCTGTAGATTATCCTTATTATTTTTTGAATAAATTTTTGAATCCTGTGTGTGATTTAATAGAACCTTTATTTGAGAATGCTAAGGAGGAGATATTTGGGGAACTCATAACAAAATCTAAACCGGGTAAAAAAAATAAAAATGTAAATGACCCTAATCAGAGGAAAATTTCAGATATGTGGGCAAAGATAGTTAAAAAATAAAAACGATTACTTATAAGTATAGTAAGTATGTATTTACCGAAAATTGTAAAGGAAGCTATCGACGAAAGTATTAAGATAGCTTCCAATAAAGTCCTTAGCAAAGTTTACAGAAAACTCATAGCTAAAAGACCGCATGTCAAAGATATAATAGATTTTGAATGCGATAACACGTACCATGAAAGTGTTATATGCGATGCATTAACTTTTAACACATCGAAACAGATTAAACATGATATAGAAAAGCGGTCTAACTTTATTATTTACGATACTTTAGAATCATGGTCAATAGCGACTAAAATACCTTTCAATACTATACGAGATTTTTTAGATCACGACCCTATATGTCGAGGTATAAAAGGTGGTAATACTAAAAAAGGTATTTATACACCCGGTTGCTATTGTATGGCTCCTAAACAGGAGGGATGTGGTGATTATTGTAGTAATCATAAAAATCAAAATACATCACTCGTTAACGGTCAAGATACAAGTAAGATTGTATTAACTAATCTTAAAACTTATATTGAAGATAAATCAATGAACAAGATTGATGATAATCCCTTTGATTTTTTATAAAAATAGTTTAAAGTTTTAGGTACATGTTTATAGAATATGAATAAATCGACTATATTATTACATTCTATAGACACTTTTTATGAACAGGAAAATAATAGAGATATTCTTAACCAAATATTAAATAAATCTGGTGGTATATCTTTACGCAATCTTGAATGGTTTATAACAAACTATTCTAAGAAAAACAATTTATCTTATAAAACGGGTGATGGTAAAATTTTTAGTGTTCATTGTTCTTATAAATCTAGTTTAGATGGGTACAGTAAAAAATTATTTGATCCATTTTGTCGATCATCTAAAATAGATTATACTGTACCGGGTACAAATAATAAAATTAGTACAACTGTTGCACAGTTAAATTTTATTAGATGGTGTATAAAAAATAAGATTATTGATTACATAAAAGAACATAAAAAACAATTGTTTAATAAGCAAGTGTCATGAAACCATTTTCAAAAGTAAATGTTTGATAACCAACGTAATACATGTGAAGGTTATATGTTTCTGTAAGATTAGGTACCATTTTTACATCTAACGTAGTTCTATTTGAACGCAATTGTGTAAAATCCAGACTTCCCGATGGCTCCACATTAATCGGATTCATCGAGAATGCATATGTGTATATATTTTTAAACGGTCTAGATAAACGACTCGTAAAGGGAACGATGTATTTAAAATATTTATGATCGCTATCTTGAATATTGGGTACATTTTCACCGTTAACGTGTATTTTAGCGGAATACATGGGTGGGTAATAGAATTCATTTAATATACTGTACGTATCCTGCGTGGACATATTAAACCTATTATGAAAAGTATATAAACCATCTGTAGTTGTATTATCTTGAGTCGATTCTCGAGATATAGTTTCATCTTCAAACTTTTCTTTTCTGATAAACCAGTTTAGTGTTTTTACAGGCGTATTTGCAACTATTTCAATTTTTTTATCAACTTCGCCCGGGTTTATTTCTAATATTGGATGTTTCTTAACAACATCCGTTATAAAATTGTATTTATTATTTTTCATGTAAACTTTCTCACTTTTATCTATGGTTATTTCTTCGGTGACTATATCGAAAGAGTCTAACGATATAATATTTGGATCATCCGTGAAAAATGATTGTGGGTTAAACTCAATTTCGAATTCGATTTTTTGTTTATGTATAGCACATAACGGGAAATAAGGTCTATTTGGTTTATTTGTTTCGTACTCATCACTTTCGTATTTTCGTGAAAAGAAAAATGGTATAGGTATAAAAAGTTTAGATGTTTTTGTCGATAAAGAAATGTTTCCTATAGACGTATCTTCGGCAACATTTCTATTTATGGTATATCTTTTGGTTCTCTTTTCAGATTCATCGAGATATAATTCATCGTAAATAATACCCCAATCTGCGTGAAACTTTTCAACTATCATTTCATCGACTCGCATTGTTATGGATTTAAATAAATGTCTTCCGACCTGATCTGCATAGTTATAGTTTTGTGGGGTAGTCTGTGTTAGTGCAGGTAAAGTTAATGATATATACATGTTAGATAGAAGATCACCCATATTTCTTGGGTTTAGGGTCACTTTGACCACCCTGTTAAAAGGCCAAGACGGTGAAGCATCGCCCGGTTTTATAACTTTAGTGCTTTTATGAAACTTTCTAAAATCCGAATGTTGTTTTAATTTGTATTTAAAGAATGACTTTTCTGTATCATTTTCTATAAGGTAAGTATCTTGTTTTCCTATAGCATTTAAAGAGATTGCTGCCCCTGTGTTTGGACCTGATACTGAGTCACACATACTATTACTTACTTATATATTTTTTAAATGTATTCTTTATTTTTTTTATCAATGTATTTATATAGTCTTTGAAACCAATTAATGATATCTTTATCAGATAGAGAAGGTATTTTATTAAAATAATTATATTGTCCGCATTCGCGTTTACGAAGTTTTTCGGGTGTAATTTTTTGTCGTTCGAGTTTAAAACAACTATAACAAAGTCTTTGAGCTTTTAAATTATAAATTTTATAGAAAGTTGTGTTATTGTAACAATATAATGGTGATACGTTTTTCCTATATTGTCTAACTAAATTTCTTACCTGCCAATTATTACTTTTTACATAGGGATTAAGTGGGTTATTACATAGATAACATCTACCTTTACATCTAATATTAATATACATAAAAGAAACACGATTTATTCTTTTATGTACTATAATGAAATTAGACAACCTGATGGAACTCCCATTATAGGAATAAATCACGAAGAAGAAAGACCACCCGCGTTAGAAGTGGTACCTATCAATGAAACTCAACGAATTCAACAGCAAGAACCTGAATATCAATTATTTGATTCGGTCATGATAACTTGGTTAAATGTATTTTTAGTTGCATTAAGTATACAATATATACTTGTGTATGATAATATCTTAACTATACTTAATTGTTTAGCGTGTTTATTACCATTATATAGTATACAAAATAACAATATGTATGGTATTTTAGCATATACTATTTATGTTATGATTGCTATGTTATTAACAACATTTTTAGGTCTTTATGAATATATTTGGTATTATGTTATATGTAATGGTATAATTATATGTAT